GCGAGTGGAGTGAAGATCGTTTTTGACGGCGGCTTGTCCCAAACCCCCGAGGTCGAACTTACAAACGACATGGCACCCCTATCAGTCGTGTTGTGAACTTACGAGGTGGAACCTGTGCGCCTACTGGTGACAATGCACTGCCCAGTTGCATGTCAATCCTTGCCAGAGTAGCGCTTAGCCCTACCACTTCTCCAATGTAGGTAGCAATCAGCGTTTGCCCTGCCTGCGGAGTGCTGTTGCCGAGTAGTGTGTCAAACTCATACATGCGGAACTCCACCAGCTGAGATCCATTAAGCGCTGCTTCCGCTGCATCAATGACGATTGGCATTGCCGGCATCGACACCGTGATCGACTCCTCAGATTCGACGCCGCCTGCCGTTATGCCGTCAGCTGCAAATTGAATATACGTCCATCTGTTATTTTCCCAGTTCACGACTGAGTCGACGTAGTAGCTCTGCCACCGCTGATACGTGGTGGCGCCGGAGTAGATCCGCAGATACTGCGCCTGAGCCCTAGCCATCAGCGCACCCCTACGCCAGCACGGCCGGCTGGTGTGCGCAGGCCGCGGTGAACAGAATCGGACACCTGCCGCAGGCCGCGTTCAAAGTCCTCGATCGACACGAACCGCCCCCCGTCGAACTCCACCACCGGGCCCGTGGTGATGTTGATCGTGGGGCTGCTGGTGCTGGCGGTGGACTGCGCAGTGCTGGCGGTGGTCGGAATCACGTCGCTGCCCCGGGCGCCGCCCAGGTAGTTCATCGACGCCTGCGCCATCTTCCGCTCAGGGATGATGTACTCGGGCCCAGCCTCGCCCACCAGGGCTAGGGTGCCGGCACCGACGTAACCGCCCTTGGCGAAGGCGGGGACCGACAGAGTGGGGACTAGGGGGATGTCGCCGAAGTTCGGCAGCCGGTTGTAGGCCACGATCAGCCGGTTGATCAGCCGCCCGACGGCGTTGATCCGATCAGCGATGAACTGCAGCACACCGCGCCAGGCGTTCTTCACCATGCCGGCAGCGGCCTCCATGGCCTTGGGCAGGGCCTGGGTGAGTGTGCGCCAGCCGTTCTGAATTGGCTTGATCACGTAGTCGTTGAAGAACCCAGCGATGGCGCCCCAGATTTTCTGGACGTTGGTCCACCAGAGCTGGACGCCCTGGCCCAGCGTGTTGAGGCTGGTGGTGGCAAGTGTGACGATGCTGTCCCACAGCGTTTTCCAGAACTGGCTGACGGGCTTGCCCCACTCCCAGAGCCACAGCAGGAAATCACCCAGCGGCTTGCGGAACGCAATGGCCATGGCCACCACCGCAGCCACGGCCAGCACAGTCCAGCCCACGGGGCCGGTGAAGAATGCCAGGACGGCTGGCAGGAAGGTGGTGCCGAGCCAGGCAAGCAGGCCGGTGAACGGCACGATTAGTGCAGGCAGCCAGCCAGCAATCAGCGCACCAATCTTCAGGCTGCCCAATAGGTACAGCGCATTACCGATTCCAGTGATCACCGACGCGATCGGGCCTGCCGCAATCGCCAGCGCTCCGAGCGCAATTACAGCGGTCTGAATTGGCTCAGGCAGGCCTGCAAACGCCTTCACCAGTCCAGTCAAGCCCTGCACGAGTGGCGTCAGAATTGGCAGCAGATTCTCACCCATTTCGGTGCGTAAATCCTTCATCGCCTTCTCAAACTCCTGCATTGGAGTTGGTGGCGGTGGCTGAATCTTGTTCAGCTCAGCAGCAGCGCGAATCATCACCTCAGTGGTGATCTTGCCTTCACTGCCGAGTTTCTTGATCTCCGACGCTGAGGCGCCCATCACCTTGGCAACGGCCTGGCCCACCGCCGGCATCCGCTCCATGATTGAGCGCAGCTCATCGCCTTGCAGCTTGCCGGAGCCGAGCGCCTGACTGAGCTGTAGCAGCACTTCGCTTGTGTCGTAAGTGCTCAGGCCAACCTGTTTAGCGGCCTTGTTGACACCAAAGAACACCGTCTCAATGTCTTTCAGGCTCACGCCCATCGGCCGCAGTCGGCCATACAGGTCGGTGACTGATTTTTGCGCTTCAACATTCCCTAGCGCAAACTGCCCGGCCGCCTTGGCGGCTACAGCCGTGACTCCTTCGACTTCGCCAAAGCTCTTGGCCAGCGCCTGAATCCTGATCGTGGACTGTTGTGCTTCGATGCCTGCATTCAGCAGATCCCGCCCAACTGCGGCCAGCCCAATCGTCGCAGCAACGTCGGCGATTCCGCCCAGTGCGCCGCGCATCTGGCCAAACGGTGACAGGGTTTCCCGTGCGCTCTTGCCGATGCCCGCTAGGTCAGCGCCCAGCTTCTGCAGTGCATTCCCGCCGTCCACCTTGGCGGAGATTTTTAGCACCGCCTCCATGTTCATCGCCATTACCCGCGCCTCCCTTTAGCTGCAGGCTTGGGCTCGGCTGCCTTATTGATCAGTTCCTTCGCTCGGGCTTCCATCACCTGCAGATCCTCCAGGGCCTGGCGCCGTTCCTCCACAGCGTAAAGATCCATCACTTGCAGCACCACGCCATAGTCCAGGCCCACCACTCCGCTGCCGCCAACGCGCCACTGGGTCTGACAGCGCAGGAACAGCACAACGGCGTCCTCGTGCTCAGGCCAGATTTCGTACTCCTGTGGCTTGGTGACTGAATCCGGCAGGCATGACGCATCGGCGCCATAGGCCGCCAGGTCGGCCAGCAACTCATCATTGGCGCCGCCATCACCGTGCCACCAGTGATCAACGGCGCCGATCAGTTTTTTCTCTTGGCCACCTCAAGGCTCTCAAACCAGGTGCGCACGATCTGGCCGGCGACCGTGGGGATCTCCAGCAGCTGATTCAGGGCCGATTCGCTGAACGGCACTTCCTCGCCTTTGTCATCCACCACGTTGGTCCAGCCCGCCAGGATCTCCTTGGCTGCATCCTGGTCCTGTAGTTCCTCATCATCAGCGAGCTTGCCGCGTTCCTGCAGCCGGGCCTGGCGGATGATCTCGTTGATGCGGGTCTGGGGCAGCCGGCGGAACTCGCCGTCGAAGGTGTGCTTCTCGCGGCGCCCGCCGTCGATCGGCAGCACCAGGGTGATCGGCCAGGTGTAGGTGGCCGACTGCTTCAGGACAAACGCCATGTCAGGTCAGGGCCAGGGTGAATTCGTCGTTGCCAGCGCTGGTGGGCACCGGCATGAAGGGCAGGTTGAGCATGATCACGCCGTCCGAATCGCCGTAGGTCGGCGAGTCGAGGTTGCACGTCGGGGCGTTGAACGTGCAGATGTTCCCGGCGGTCTGGCCGTGCTGCCAGCCAATGGCTCCCAGGGTCTGGGCCGACACTGCAGCGAAGAAATCCTTTTCACCAGCGCCGCTGCCGATGATCGGCGCCTCGATCACCAGCTCACCGGACGGGGCCCGGTCGGTAATCGGGATGTTCTGGGTGCAGCCGGCCAGCTGGCGGAATGGGGTTTCGTTGTTTAGCGCCAGGCTGAACGACTCCATGCAGCTGGTGAAGCTGAACGCCGTAACGCTGGTGGTGTTCTGACTGTTCACCACCACCGGCGCGGCCTGGTTGGCGAAGGTCGGGCTGGTCTGGGTGGCCTTGGCTGCGGCGTTGTAGATCCCCATGAACTCAAAGCTGATCTTGGGGATCTCACCCACAGCCAGGTTCAGGGTGGCGGTGCCGCGGCAGCCGGTCAGCAGGTGGCGGTTTCCGTCGGCGTTGAAGTCGAGCGCCACGCTGATGATGCTGGAGCTGGCCGGGGCGTAGGTGACGCTGGCAGCGTTGACCACCGTCTCGCCAAAGCCGCAGGCCCGCAGGCAGCGGCCCCAGCGCGGGGCGGTGCCGGCAGTGCCGGAGCCGGCCAGCTCAACGTCGAAAGTGACGGAGCCCATGCGCTGGCCGACGACTTTCTCCCGGTTGCCAAAGAACGGCAGCACCAGCTCACGGTCGAGCAGGTTCACATCGAGCGGGTTGATTTCCAGGTTGGAAACCAGCAGCGCATCGGTGCCAGCGAAGGTTGGTGCGGTGCCGTAGGTCTGCTCTGCCGCCGCGAGCAGCAGGCGCTTACGCGTCGAGAGAGTCATCCGCCTCAGGGGTGATTGGAGCGGGGATCACGCACTCAGCAGGCTTGGCGTCCTGGTCGATCCACTTCCCGGTGGCCTCGTCCAGCAGGTAGCTGCCGCCATCGGTGGGCCGGGGATCGGGTTCAGGCTTAGAGCGAGCCATGCAGGCGCTGTGATTCCACAACTGCAGGGTATGGAGCGCCGTTAAGTGCCTAGATCAGTGACGCTGGTCCGGTACCGGATGCGGTAGGTCAGCACCTCCCACACGGCGGCTAGGTCGGCCTTCTCAAACTGCGGATCCCGGCCCAGCGGCCAGAGATCCATCACCAGCCCACCAAGGCTGCGGTCAGCCATCAGCAGGCTGTGGACCGACTTGACCACTGGATCGGCCACCTGATCGGGAATCGTGCCGCGGGCGTAGACGGCGATCACCAGGGTGAAGGTGTGGTCGATTTTGCAGGTGCTGACGGGTTCGGTGGCGGTGGTGCTTGTGCCCGGTTCGATCACCACAGCGGGTGATTCATTGCGACTGAAGGCCTCCTGTCTGGAGCGGTACACGCGGCCCGTGGCGCCCGTGGTGGCGGCTAAGGCTGTGGCGACAGCGGCGAGGATTTGTTCGCGTTTGGTGGTCATGGCTGCACCCAGGCCTCGTTCACATCAGCAGTGCTGGGGTCATCAGCCATGAACGTGCCGTCAGCGTTGCGGGCGCGGACCATTCCTTGCTTTGCCGCTTGACTGTCTTGGTATGCGGCAATCACTTCAGGTGTCCAAAGTGCAGCAGCAACCGCCTGCAGCTCTTGGCATTCGCCGCTGACATCGTCGCCGGGCATACAAACATGGCGATGGTATGTGCGCGAAATCTCCACCCCATCCTTCTCGACAATGTCAGCGCGGCGGCACTGAAGAATTGAGAATGGGGGCTCAACTTGGATCTGAAACTCTTGGCGCTCTGTGAATGTAGCCATCAGCCTGTCCGGTAACAAAAACTGAACTCGATGGTAGCGGCAGGATCCACGGCTACTGTTCCTGCGCCTGCGTTACTCGCCGGACGGGTGACTACGGCTGCGTAGGCTTGGCCGTCTATGATTTCCAGTGCCGGAGCGCTGCCGGTGTATGTCAGGTTGGAATAAGTCATTGTTCCAACACCATCAGATGCGGCAGCAACAGGTAATCCGGCCAGGCGCATGGCGCCAGTTCCCGTATGAGCACTCCAAGTAAGAAATCCTCGGACGAATGTAAGTGCGCCGATGGTGATGTAAGTGCCTAATTGGACGCTATAGGTGCCGGTG